GGACAATTAAAAATATTTTTCCCGGATGACACAGAACAAGTTCATAAAGCTGCAGACACAAACCCAATACCAATAAGTTATCTCAAGAAAGTAATTTATGGTCATAATCAATTTGCTAGTAAAAGATGTCCGTGTTTTAAAGTACCTTCTGCTTTAGACGGTAATTTTGGTACTGAATTACAAAATAAAATTATGGAATATATGTCCGATGCTGTTATGTTTAGTCAGCAAGTGGGTGTCGAGCATGTAAAAATAGACGCAAAAGGTAATCCATTAGGAGGTGGTGGTACAGCTTTGGAAGCGGAGATATATTATGATTCCCACGGAACTACCTATTATCCATACATAGATGGATGGGAAGGAGGGCCTCATTCAGGTAGAAAACCGACCATATATAAGGATGGTGATTTTACATGGTCAAATAGAAGAGACATAACTTAACATTTGTTTAATAACTGTATATTTATAATAAAAAGTGATTATGTCAGAAAAATTAGAAAACACATTAGATAATTTTCTTGGTAAAGAAAAAGGAAAAATTAAAGAAACCAATCTAGGTAATGGATATACTGAAGTATGTGATTTAGAGACAGGTGAATGTCATACTATTAAAACTAAAGATGGTTTAGTAGAAAAGGTTAATAAAACAATGATAATAGAAGACGGTAGAACTCTTTTAAATGGCTAATATGGAAATAGATAAAATTTTAACAGAAGAACTTAAAAGACACGGTCAAATTAATTCGTATGTAACTAATATCCTTGAACAAGATGAAGGAGATGCACCTATAGAAGATATTGATATGGATATACCCGCTGAAGAAGGTGATATAGATATGGCAGCAGTAGAAGGTCCAGGAGCTGAAGGAGGCGAAGAAGGCGGTGGTGATTCAGAATTTGCAGATGTAGATGCAGAAACAGATGAGGAAACTCCCCCAGCTGAGGGTGAAGAAACGGATACTGATACAACTGAAGGAGGTACAGAAGAAATAGACGTTACTGATATTGTAGATACTGCACAGGAAGCCAGTGACAAAGCAGGTAAAGCTGTAGAAGGTATAGATTCACAAAATCAAAAAATAGATAGTTTAATCTCTAAGTTAGATAATCTAGAATCTAAATTAGGTGAAATGGACCAAGTAATGGCTAATATAGAAGCATTAGAAGGGAAGATTGAGTCACTAAGACCACCAACTCAAAAGGAAAGACTGGAAATGAGGTCATTAGATAGTGGACCATTCACTCAAACACCATCTGATTTTTTTGATGAAAAAAAGCCAGAAATGGAAAAATCAGGAAAAAATGAGTATGTTTTAACACAAGCAGATGTAGATAATTATAATGACGCTGAAATAGAAGCAAGTTTAGATGGACCAGACAAAGAAGAAACTAATGAAAATGAGGAGGTTTACGAAAGAAAGTTAAAAGTCTTTAGATAATATTCTCGATAAAAAAAAATAATTGAAATTAATTGGACGGGGACTTTACCTCGTCTTTTTTTTTATCTATATTTTAATAAAAATTCGAATTTTATATTAATTAATTAAAAAAAAAAACACACATTATGAGCAGTTTAGACGCAATACTTAACCAGTATCAAAAAAATCAAAAATCTAATTCCGATAGGAAATTTGTCAGCAATGAAGACAGACTAAAAAAATACTTTGCCGCCTTCCTACCAAAAGGACAAAAAGAAGGTGAAAAAATAGTAAGAATTTTACCAACACAAGATGGTTCATCACCATTTAAAGAAGTATGGTTCCATGAAACCCAAATACAAGGAAGATGGCAAAAATTATACGACCCAGGTAAAAATTCAGATGGGTCACCTACAGGTGAAAGAAGCCCTTTAAATGAAGTTGAAGAGGCTTTGAAACTTACAGGTAATGAACAAGATAAAGAATTAGCTAGACAATATAGGTCTAGAAAGTTTTACATTGTTAAAGTAGTAGACAGACAAAACGAAGATGATGGCGTAAAATTCTGGAGATTTAAACACAATTATAAAGGAGATGGTATTATGGACAAACTTATACCATTATTTCAAAAAAGAGGAGACATAACAGATTTAAAAGAAGGTAGAGATATTATACTTATTCTTAAACAAGTTAAGTCACCAAACGGCGCAACATATACTTCTGTAAGCACTATAATGACAGAAGACCCATCACCACTTAGTACGGATGAATCATCAACGAATGAATGGTTGGGTAATGACGAAGGATGGAAAGATGTATATGCCCAAAAATCAGTAGAGTATTTAGAAGCAATCTCAAAAGGGGAAACACCAGAATGGGATAGCGAACTTAAAAAATACGTATACACAGGCTCAGAACAAACAGAGATGAATGCTGATACAAAAGACACAGAAAAAGATTTTACGGACCCACAAAGCAAATCCCCACAAGATGAGGATTTGCCATTCTAATAAAAGAGAAATATGGCAATAAAGAAAAAGAATTTTTCAGAAATTAAACAAAAATTTTCTAAAAAAGCAACGTACAAAGTAGATAAGTTCTTTGATTTAGGTGAAGCTTTCATAGACGCGACCGGATTACCCGGTCCGGCTATGGGACACATTAATATGATGTTAGGCCATAGTGATACTGGAAAAACTACAGCATTAGTTAAAACAGCTGTTGACGCACAGAGAAAAAATATATTACCAGTTTTCATTATTACAGAACAAAAATGGGATTTTGACCACGCTCAATTAATGGGGTTAGAGTGTGAGAGAAGTGATGACGGTGAATGGGACGGATTCTTTCTTTTTAATAACGACTTTCAATACATAGAACAGATTGCTGATTATATTAATGAACTTATAGACGCTCAACTTAAAGGTGAGATAGAATATGATTTATTATTTTTATGGGATTCTGTTGGTTCGGTACCATGTAAGATGACTTTTGATGGAAAAGGTGGAAAAATGCATAACGCTGCCGCATTAGCTGATAAAGTGGGTATGGGGTTAAATCAAAGAATTTCAGGAAGTAGAAAAGAAAGTTCCAAATACACTAATACATTAGTAGTAGTTAACCAACCTTGGGTAGAATTACCAGACAACCCATTCGGTCAACCAAAAATAAAAGCTAAAGGAGGGGAAGCCTTATGGTTAAACTCAACGATAGTTTTCCTATTCGGTAATCAAAAAAATGCTGGTATAGGTAAAATAACCGCGACAAAAGATAAAAGAAAGATTAAATTTGCTACTCGAAGTAAAATTTCTGTTATGAAAAACCACGTTAACGGACTAGGATACGATGATGGTAAGATTTTAATAGTAGCACATGGGTTTCTAAAAGGTAGAGACAAAAAAGACGAAAAGGCTGCTATTGACAAGTATAAAGAAGAAAATTCCTCATACTGGAATAGAATTATAGGTAGTGAAGGGGACTTCAACATCGCTGATGAAGAAACTGGAGAGTTATATTAAAAATATTGTTTAACCTATAAAAAATTACCAGTGACACACACTCTTATTATTGATGGAAACTCCCTATTTAAAATAGGATTTCATGGCGTAAAAAATTTTTACAATGACGAACAACACGTAGGTGCTATTTTTCATTTTGTTAATACCATTAAAAAAGGATTAATAGAAGAAGGATATGATAAAGTTGTTGTTTTTTGGGATGGCCAAGAAAATAAACTAAAAAGAAGAGAGATATATCCCCCTTATAAGGTTGGTAGGAAACGAGACTCAATGCGAGAAGACAGTGAGTCTTTTCGATACCAACACAATAGAATTAAAGAATACTTAGAAGATTTATTTGTACGACAAGGAGAATACAAATATGCTGAAGCTGATGATTGTATAGCGTACTATTGTCACAACTCCCCGAAAGAAAAGAAAACGATATATACCGTAGATAAAGATTTAACACAATTAATATCGGAAGATGTTAAAGTGTATCTTGCATCTACAAGAACAGAATTAACACATAAAGATAAAATACCTTTAAGACATATTTCTATACCACCAGCTAATATGCCTTTAGTTAAAATTTTGGTAGGTGATAGTTCAGATAATTTTGGCGGTATAGAAAAGTTAGGTGAGAAAACTTTATTAAAAATGTTTCCAAAAGTTATAGAAGAAGATATTAATTTTGATTACATTTTTGATATTAGTAGAGAAATTATTAACGATTCCCCAAATAATGTTATAGCTAATAACATTCTTGATGGCAAGAGTAGAGAAGGTAAATTTGGTTTGGATTTTTATTCTATGGGGACCAAATTAATAGATTTAAAACAACCTATACTAAAAGAAGAAAATAAAAAAGAAATAGATGAATTGATTAATTCACCACTAGACCCAACAGGAAGACACTGGAAGAACGTTATAAAATTAATGATGGAAGATGGGTTATTTAGGTTTTTACCAAAGAAAGATGATGGTTGGTCAGAATATCTACAACCCTTTATAAAATTAGGAAGAACAGAAAAGAAAAAATATAAAAAATTAAAATAAATAAGGCTATGAAAATTAAGAATGATAATTTAAAAGATGTAACAAAATTTGAGTTTCTATTAACCATTGACGACAATATTATTTGTCAACGATACTTCAATGTTAGGAAATATAACCCAAAAACAAGGGACTCTATTGATGTATATGACACAATGTCCTACATATCAAGTGAACTAGAAGATAAGCTCGTAAAGAAGTCTATTGATAAACTTTATGACGAATATAACCCTTATAGGTTTAGAAGAGAATTTGATGACAAATTGACGAATAATGATAAACCTAGTATATGGGATGAAAAATTTCATCTTATTTTGAAGCTAAATGGAAGTGAGATATATCATAAAATTTTACCTGCAGGGGCATACCCACCCAAGGTAAGATATACTGTGGACATTAGACCTACCATACCTAGAATCTTGAATGAGTTATCAGACACTTTGTCACGTAAAAAACTTAGCTATTATTAGCAGAGAATACACTTAATAAAACTATTTATTATTACACTAAAAGAAACATATGATTACGAATAACGAAAATTTTGGATACCTAGGAAATAATTTTCAATTAAAGCTAATTAATCAAATAATAACCGACAAAAAATTTGCAGGGCTTATTATTGATGTGATAGAGTCTCGCTACTTTGACAACCAATATTATAGATTAATTATGCAAATGGTAAAAGAGTATTACGAGAACTACCAAACCACACCATCATTCGATGCTTTAGACCAGATTACCAGAATAGAAGTAACTTCTGAAATGGCACAAAGGAATATATTTGATATGATGAAGGAGATTAAAAAGATATCGTATGAAGACCATCTTTGGGTCCAAGAAAAATCTCTTA